TACGGAAGGAATGGAATGGTTTAAAAACTTGTCCTGAGTGTTACGAGCCTAAGCACCCGCAACTAGAACCTAGAACAAACAAGGTAGACCCACAAGCTGTAAGAGAGCCAAGACCTGATATAAGTGTATCTCCAACAATTTTTACTGTTTATACAAACTTTGACCTTGGTATTATCGGAACAAAAATTACGACACCTGATAGCATGACAAGTGCATTGGGTACAGTTACAATAACTACATCATGAGTTTCACGTTATCTACATTAAAAACGGCAGTACAAGATTATTTAGAAACAGATGAAACAACTTTTGTTAATAATCTAAATAATTTTATTTTACAAGCAGAAGAAAGAATACTTAAAAGCGTTCAGTTGCCTGACCAAAGAAAAAACGTCCAAGGCAATGTTACGAGTAGTAATCGTTTTTTAGCTACGCCTAACGACTTTTTAGCACCGTTTTCATTGGCTGTAATAAGCTCTAATACATACGACTATTTAGATTTAAAACATAATTCTTTTATAAAAGAATATATAAGTAGCACAACCACAACAGGTAAACCAAGGTATTACGCTATATTTGACCAAGGCAGTTTTGAAGTTGCACCTGTGCCAGATAGTAACTACAGTGTTGAATTACATTACTTAGCAAAGCCAGCATCTTTAACAGCAGGTAGTGACTCAGGCACTACGTACTTATCTACAGATGCACCTGATACATTGTTATATGGCTGTTTATTAGAAGGTGCAATATTTTTAAAATTACCACCTGATGACATAAATGCTTATGAGGCAAGGTTTAAAGAAAGCTTAATGCGACTTAAAAATATCGGCGAAGGACGAGATACTAGAGATGAAATGAGATATGATTCGTTAAGAATCAACGTAACGTAAAGTTACAAAAAGAGAGAGAGATGAAACCTATAAAAAAACTTAATGGTAAGACTATAGCTATCGTTGGCTTAGGCAAAAGTTGGTTTGACTTTTGTCTAGCAAAATCACACGGCGTGAAGTTTGACGAGGTGTGGGCAATAAACGCCGTAGCATCTGTCATATTTCATGACAGAGTATTTATGATGGACCCACCATCAAGATTTTTGGATACAGACCATGCTGGTGGGCAAACTGACAGCATGAAAGAATTATTAACAAACCATAACAAACCTATATATACGTGTGAAATAGATGAAAGGTGTAAAAATCTTGTTGAATATCCTGTAAAAGAAATAGTAAAAACTACAAATTGTCATTATCTAAATAACACTGTAGCTTATGCTGTTGCCTTTGCATATTGGAATGACGTAGCTAACATAAAGTTATTTGGCATAGATTTTACATATAAAAACAATTTACATTTTGCAGAACAAGGTAGAGCTTGTGTCGAGTTTTGGCTTGTTAAATGCATGGAAAAAGGTATACAAGTAGAAGTTGCTGCAACAAGCTCTTTGTTAGACACCAATTTACCCGGACAACAAAGGCTGTATGGTTATCATAGACTGCAAGACCCTTACGTGCCTGTACAAGGTGACGATGGTATAGAATTGAAAAAAATAAGTGAAATGACTGTGCAAAAACACAAAATACTACCGCAAGTTGCCGATAGGTTTGACAGTCATTTACAACCCCCGGAGCCTAACAAATGGTAATTAAAATAACTCCTGATGGTGTGCCTGAACTGGGCATGGTAGAAGTATCTACTACAAAGTATGGAGGACACCCGCCTGAGTTTTGGGCAAAGCAACTCACCGATAAAATAGTTGGTTTTTCTGACGATAATGAAGAACATGTTAAAGCACAGGCCAGAGCTTACAGAGATTTAATTTATAAAGTATGTTTGATATATATTGAAAATGCTATAAAATCTTATAAAGCTACCCTAATACAAGAGTTATCTAAAGGGGGTAGTGAAGATTTAGCAAAAATAATTAAAGGTATTTAATATGGCAATATCATCAACACTAACAACAAGTTTTAAAGTTGAACTTTTAACAGGCACACATAATTTTACTAACTCAAGTGGCAACACTTTTAAATTAGCTTTGTATACAAGTTCTGCTACTCTTGGTGCTACAACCACTGCTTTTACTACAACAGGACAAGCAAGTGGTACAAACTATACTTCGGGTGGTGCTGCATTAACGAATGTAACACCCTCAGCTACAGGCACTACTGCTGTAACTGATTTTGCTGATTTAACATTCAGCACAGCTACAATAACTGCTAGAGGCTGTATGATTTATAACGACACTAATAGTGATAAGTCGGTAGCAACAATAGATTTTGGTGGAGACAAAACTTCCACAGCAGGTGACTTTACTATAGTATTTCCAGCAAAAGCAGCATCAACGGCTATAATTAGAATAGCTTAAAATGAAACATGCCGTTTGCAAAGTTTCAGTTTAAAGCTGGTATAGACAAAGAAGGAACTAATCTTACCAATGCTGGTGGTTGGTTCGATGCTTCTTTGGTTAGATTTAGAAAAGGTTTTGCTGAAAAGATAGGTGGTTGGACAAAACAAACATCTGCGACCTTTTTAGGTACTTGTCGTAAATTATTTCCATGGATTTCATTAGAAGGCGCTAAATATCTTTTTGTTGGCACACATTTAAAAGCAAACATATTAGAAGGTAATACATTAGCCGATATTACACCCATAAGAAAAACTAGCACAAACAGTATTACTTTTGCTGCAACTAATGGTTCTGCAACGATTACTGCTACCGACAGTTCACACGGTGCGGTAATCGGTGATTTTGTAACTATTAGTGGTGCAGTAAGTTTAGGTGGCAACATAACAGCGTCTGTACTAAACCAAGAACATCAAATAGTTTCTGTGCCAACAGCTAACACTTATACCTTTACTGCATCTGCAACGGCTAACTCTAGTGACACAGGTAATGGTGGTTCTGGTGTAGATGGTGCATATCAACTTAATACAGGTTTAGATGTTTTTGTGCAATCATCAGGTTGGGGTTCAGGCACTTGGGGTGCAGGTGGGTATGGGTCATCTACTAGCTTATCTTTTACCAACCAACTTAGATTATGGTCTGCTGATAATTTTGGTGAAGACTTAATATTACATGCAAGAGGTGGTGGTATTTTTTACTGGGATGAAACAAACGGAACTTCTACAAGGGCAGTAAATATAACATCATTATCAGGCTCTAACTTAGCGCCTACCATAGGCCTGCAAACAATAGTAAGCGATACTGATAGGCATGTTATTGTGCTTGGTGCAGACCCTGTTTCTAGTGGTTCACGAACTGGCGTATTAGACCCTATGTTAGTTGTTTTTTCAGACCAAGAAAGCATTACAGAATTTGAACCAAAAACAACGAATACAGCAGGTTCTGTTAGATTATCTGCGGGTAGTGAAATAAGAGGTGGTATTAGAGCTAGACAAGAAATACTAATATGGACTGACACATCAATGTATAGCATGCAGTTTGTTGGACCACCACTTACATTTGGCCTTAATTTGATAAACGAAGGCACAGGTATGATAAGTCCAAACGCCGCTATAAACTCACCAGCAGGCGTGTTTTGGATGAGTGATGATGGCTTTTATTCCTACACAGGCTCTGTAAAAAAGCTACCTTGTAGTGTTTTAAGCTACATACAGGAAGACTTAAATTTAAGTCAAGCATTTAAGGTATTTGCTTTACTTAACAAAGAATACAACGAAGTTTGGTGGTTTTATCCAGCAGAAAGTGATGGCACATCAGAAATATCAAGATATGTAATATACAACTATCTAGAGGGTGTGTGGTCTATAGGTCAGTTAGTCAGAACTGCATGGGTTGACCAAAATGTTTTTGCTAAACCTTTGGCTACAAACAGTGGCGTTATATTTGCACATGAAGACGGCGAAGATGATGACGGCTCACCTATGGATAATGTGTTTATAGAAAGTGCTGACTTTGACTTGCAAGATGGTAATGATTTTGCTTTTATAAGAAGAATGATGCCTGATATTAGGTTTTATGGGACAAATGTCACATCAGGCGGTCCACAAATAAATATGTTGTTAAAAACACGTAACGCACCTAGTGAGTCTTTAACTACAAGAGTAACCAAAGATATATCTAATAACACAGCACAAGTACATGTTAGAGCTAGAGGTAGACAAGCAGTGCTAAGAGTACAAAGCGATGACGATGCGGCAACAGGTAATAGATTAGGTGTTAAATGGAGATTGGGTTACACAAGGCTTGATGTACAGCCTGATGGTAAAAGATAGTGGCTAAGCTACTTCCATCAAGGTTGCCTTTAGCCATAGAAAGCGTAACGCCTGAAACATTTAATAAGCTTGTAAGAATTTTAGAAATAAATTTAGGTCAGTTTGACCCCAATAGAACACCTAGATTTAACGCAACCGAAATAGCAGAATTAAATTTTTTACAAGGCGATGTAATATTTAATACAAGCAAAGGCGTATTACAGGTGTACAATGGTAATGATTTCATAGATTTAACTACAGATACTAACGAAAAAGGTCTAAAAGCAACCACATCATTAGGCTTTGTTTCAGTGAAAACAAGTGGTAATATATCTGTAAACATAAATTAGGGTAGAAGTATGGCAACATTACAAGAAAGAATTAACATGTTAGCAGGCGAACTAAGTCCTGAAGAAATGACCCCACAGCAGACTGCTTTAAAAACAGACAACAATCAAGTCATTGCTATGTTGCAAGAGGCAGTGCAAGTAGAGACTGACCCAATGAAAAAACAAGTGTTACAAGACACTTTAAACATGTATGTAACTGAACAAAAGGGTGCAATGTCAGATAAAGATATGCAAATAGCAGCTTCGGTCACTCCTAACACCATCGAAGAAAACATAGCTGCAATACAAAAACAAATGGATGATGCTACAACTATGTCGCCTGAGGCTACACAGTTTATAAACGCAAGACAAGAACTTATTGATGATGTGTTAATGCCTTTGTCTAACGAAGGTTATAGTGACTTAGTAAATGTTATATTAACCAAGCCAAGAGACTCTGTAGAACATAATCAAGCAAAAACAATGCTACGCAACGTTATGGCACAAGATGAAGACTTTGATATGAATGATTTTGAAGTTATGATTAATATGGTGTCAAAAGAACCTAGACCTGCTGATTTAATAAATAGGGAAGGTCTACCAGATGCGCCACCACGTTCTGCGGGCATAGGGAGTTTAAGATAAATGCCACACATGAAATCACAAATGCAAGGTTTAGCAAGCTTAGGTAGGTTTGAGGATGATAGCTTAGCTCACGTATCTACAGGTGAAATGATAGTGCCACCAGCATCTATTACACCACAAACAAGAAGCATGATTGAGTCAGACATGATGAACATGGGC